AAGAGTGTTGCAAAACGATCGGTAGCACTTGCAAAAGAGCGCTTTGTGCAAGCGGGCGGATCAGTGCATGGGGATACAACCTATAACAAAGAGATCAGCAGGGCAATCAAGGATGTTAACCGCGCAGAGTATGCTGCTATGCGCAAGATCCCGAAAGGCAAGTATGATCTATATAAGAAACTTGCTATGGATGCTGGATCAAATAAGAAGGCTATTAAAATGGCGCGAATGGCTGCTGGCATTAGCAAGGGAGATGTCCGTATTGTTCGTGAAAAGCGAGCATATAAGACACTTGGAAACGATATTAACAATCTAAAGAATGCTGGTAAGATGGCAGAAAAGCGCATTGCTGGAAAGTATGGGCGACGCGGAGGCATTGTCGGTCTTGCAACTGGTATTGCCGCTACGTGGCTCGCTGGCGAAGTGATGAAGAAGAGGAAGTAACATGAAGTCTCAGAGGGATCAGGTATGCGATTATCTTAATCGCGTCAAGGACGAGGCAAACCTTCGTCAGTGGATTTTCAAGGTTGGAAACGATGTGCCGCCAGATGATGCGTGGGCTGACGTTGAAATTAGCCAGCATCTCTGGACGGTCACTATCCGTATTAGCGACGATTTCTTCAATGAATCATCTAAGCATCAGAGGGAAGTGCTTGCCCATGAACTTACACACGTGCACTATGCAACGGTTGAGCGACTGGTAGAGGCTCTTAGGAAGACGCTTGGCGATTCTTCGTATCATATGTTTGAAAGACTTTGGGATATTGAAGTGGAGCGGGCTGCAGACTCGCTGGCGATCCCTCTCAGCGAGGCTCTCCCGCTCCCGAAATTCAGAAAGGGTAAGCGATGACATTCAAGCCACGATCATTTAAAGATCCACAGACACAAGAGAAGAAGCCTGCCCAGCCAGTTGGCAAGTGGAATCCGCCAGTGCGCGAGCCAATGCCTCCAGTTCAGGCTGTGATTGAGCCGAACTATGTTTCAACTACTACCGACCCTCTTCGCAAAATTACGAGGAAGCCACGTGGCTAAGAGTCCAACATGGCAGCGTAAGGCTGGTCAAGATCCACGAGGCGGTCTAAACGAGAAAGGACGTGCTTCTCTCCGTGCCGCTGGTCATAACATCAAAAAGGGTGTTACTGGCGCTGCTGACACTCCAGAAAAGATGCGCCGCAAGGGATCATTCCTTTCGCGCATGTTTGGACCTGGGGCACCTGGGGCTATGATTGGACCAAATGGTAAGCCAACTCGCAGGGCGCTGAGCGCTGCTGCATGGGGAGAACCAGTTCCAACAAGCGACGCTGCACGAGCACGGCTGTATAGGAAGGGACAGACACTACTTGCCAAGTATAAAGCAACCAAATCAAAGTCTACTCGCAGATCTTCATAAAGGTCGCACAGACCCAACATTCTTTGCAGAGCGGTTTCTAGGCGTTCAGATGAACGTTGGGCAAAAGCGCTGGGCTGCTGCATGCTCTGAAAGGGCTGAGAATGGCTGGTCGCCAAAGTACCTTACGACGGTTGTATCTGCTGGCAACCGCGCTGGCAAGACCCTTGCGATGGCGCTAGTAATTTTCCATTCCGCTTTCTACAAACTAGGAATTCGCCCGCCTAAGCCCAACGACACTGAAGATGCCGTCCGCTGGATCACTGCCCCGTACGATTGGTATCACGTCGGGATTCAGCAGGAAACGGCAGAACTCGTATTTCGGGAAATTAGTATGATCACGCAAGGCATCCATCCTGCTCAGAAGCAGCGAGGTTGCCCACTGTTCAGCGAACTTGGACCTATTGCGGCGCTTGACAAAAAGTATCGCGGGGAGTACCTTTGGGTACAATTCAGTAAGGTGGTCGGCGGCGGGAACATCCACTTCCGAACTACTCAAGACAAGGCGAAGGCTCTCCTTGGGAAGGACATGCATGGCATCTCGTTTGACGAGGCTGCCTTTGACCCGTACCTTATGACCATCTACCAAGAGGTCCTCAACCTGCGCCGCCTCTCCACTGGCGGGCAACTCCATTTCATTTCTACCCCCACTGAAGGGATCAACGACTACGCCGATCTCTGGGAACTTGGGAATCCTGATAATCCAGACAAAGATCCTCAGTTCATCTCCTTCCGAATGTCCACCCGCGATAACGTTGGGTTCGGACTCTCCCAAGAGAACTTTGACAATATCATTAGACAGCAAGTAGAACATCTTGTCCCTCAGAATATTGACGGATTTTTCATTGAAGCCCGCGAAGCGTACTTCTCCTCTGAATCCGTGGACAAGGCGTTTGATCCAATCCTCAACCAAGAGACCCCTCCAATCAACAAGCACCGCTATGTCCAGGGCTGCGATCCTGGCATCTCTGCGGATGCTACATGGACGGTGACGCTAGATATCACCGACAAACACAACATGTTGGGGGTCCGTGCTCGCCGTAGGGGTGGCAGGCAGACTATCATGAACGTTGTCAATATGCTGCGAGAAACACACCTACTTTATAATCAGGGATGTACCTGTACTACTATATTAGATAGTACTGGATTTGGTGGTAAGATGTTTGCTCAGGAGTTGAGTATTATCAAACCCTTGAGGCAAGTGGACTTTTCTGGTACCAAAGCCAAGAAAATAGAGATTCTATCAGACCTACGTGCTATACTAGATAAAGGAATGATTAAGTTCCCTAGATCTGGTGTTTGGCTGGAACTGAGGAGACAACTACTTGGCTATAAACTTGACGACAGGAAACTGGAGACTGACGCTGTGATGGCTCTGGCTGTGGCTGTTCGCCACGCTGTTCGTTCTGCTGGGGATGCTGTTAAGGATCCCGTATTTAATTACTTTGGAGTTAACTGATGGCTAAGGCAAAGGGAGTACCAACACAACTAGTCAATGGCAAGCCAGTTCCTGGACTTGTCACTACCGACCCCAATGTCTTTGATACCGTCCGACGAGGTAGTGCTGGTGCAGATGTAATTGCCAGTGCAACTAAGAAGTACTTTGAACAGAAACTCCCACCTGCATACAAGGCATCTGCTGCTGCTGCGCAGAAGCAGGCACAACTACTTGGTACTGAGGATGCAAAGAGTAAGGCAAAGAAGTTTACTGAGATCCTGACGCGCAAGTCGTCCAATCAGTCTGAGGCTGATCGCCGTCGCGCAATGTTCCGCCGATTTGATAATCTCTTCCATCCAAACACCATGACAATTGGTGGCGCTGACCACTGGGCTGATGATCCCAGCGCACGGCTCGCTGGTCGCGCCCACGTCTCTGTCAATACGCACGCATCGTACGTCATGATTCCCGCGTCTCTTCAGGCTGTACGCCCAGTCATCAACTACGTTCCGACTGGAACTGAGAAGGCTGATCGCGAAATGGCTGCGTCGCGGGAGAAGTTGTTCTTCCGATGGTGGGAAGAGGCGGAGATGGATCTTGTCATGGAAGATGCTTCGCTTTACAAGTCCCTCTATGGCGATACCGCTGCGAAGATCTACTTTGACCCAGTGCGCGGAATCCCGAAGGTATCGGTCATCTCGTCGCCAGAGAATCTCTATCTTGGATATGGCGTAAGCGACTACTCGCGCCTTGACTGGGCGCTCTATTGCTACGGCATCTCGCCGCTCGCCGCAATGGATGAGTTTGGCGTTGAGGTTATCCCAGCCAAGGATGGAGAGATTTTCTATCCATATGTTACTAAGTCTACTCACGATGATCCACTTGCAACGCTTTACCGCGACTCGTTTGACCGCAACTTTATGCGCCGACAGACGGACTACGAGAAGATGCAGGTTGAGGTATACGACTACTGGTACAAGGAGCCGCAGGGCAAGGGGAAGCCAGCACTCGTCAAGAACATCATCTTTGTTGGCAATCAACTTATCAGCGAAAGCGATCACCCAGAATACGAGGGAGAGATCCCGTACGTTGTGATTACCAATAGTCGCATCCCTGGTTCTCCTTACGGGAAGCCAGAACTCTACGACGTTGAGCAATTGCTCCGCGAGAAGGACGAGCGTATTACAAATCAGGCGCAGTTTATCCATCAGGTTATCGGCGGGCAAATGTTCCAGTTGGTCGGTCAGGATGCCCCAGAAGAAGTGCCAGCAAATGCAATCCCGAAGCCAGGGCGCATTGCAACTCCTGGCGCTGGCAACCGCATTGAGCCGATCCAGCCGTTCCTTCCGCAGATGCAGTTGGAAGACTATAACCGACGCATTGACCGCGAACTTACCGTCATCTCTGGTCTCAACGACCTGCTCCTTGGCATTGCTCCGTCTGGCGTGCTTGGCTCAAGCCGTGCTATTGCCTCGCTCATTGCTAACTATGAACAGCGTATTGCACCAAAGCGCAAACTGTTCTATCAGTGGCTGAAGAATGTCTGGCGCATCAGCGCTAAGGTTTGGGAGAACAGCAATCCAGAGGTTGGCATTATCTTTGACGGGCAGTACCGTATTGAGATTACTCCGCCTGAACTTACCCCGCGCGACACGCTGGAACTTGCAAGCACTGCAATCAACCTTGTGCAGAATCGCATCTGGTCTGCTGAGCGCGCAATGGATCGCGTCGGCGTGGAAGATCCGTATGGCGAGAAGGACATCATTCGCGATGAGCAGACTGATGCAACACTCAATCCTGCGGCTGTTGCGACGATGGCAAATGTCATCGGCGTGTTCAAGCAGATGGGTATCAACGTGCCTATGGGCGTGCAGGATCAAACGCAGCAGGCTGCGAATGCAATGCGTACCCTCAATCCGCCGCAGCAACTTACTCCTGGACAGAATGATCAGGGTTTGAACGCTCCTGGGGCGCAGGAGGCGCAGCCGTCTAATGCTGCTCCTACCGCGCAGACACCTGAGCAGTTGGCATTGATGGACCAGATGGCGCAGCAAGCGCCGCAGGGAGGCTTGAATGGCTGAGATCTTTGGATCGTTTGGACGCGTAATTAGTGGCAACACGCTTGGCAGCAGCATTGGTTCGCTTGCGCGTCAAATTCTTTCCGATAAGATCTCGCGGATCTATCAGGCGTTCAAGGACGAAACGACCTATGAAGGTGCGCTTATTGATGCTACTTCCGCTATCGCAAAGTTGCAGGCGCTGCTTGCCAACGTTGCTCCAGATAGTCAGGCTGCAAAGGATATCCAAGAGTATATTGATCTTGTCCGACAAGAGAACCGAACGCGCATTGTAAATAAGGCGCTCAATGCACTTGCGCTTCAGGATGCAGGTACACGCGACTACTCGTCAGTTATCAAGACGATGCAGTCGGTACTCTCAGATCCAACCATTACAGAGTCGGAGAAGCAGCAGATTCAGGCTGCGATGGCAACGCAGGTGCGCAACGCGGTTCAGAATGCCATCAACCAGTTCAATGATGGTGGCTCCATTACGTGGAATGGAAGCACGACGAACTTTGATCTTGGTGGCAATGCTGATTCGCTCACTAGCCTCATCAGCAATCTGCAGGCGCAGTTCCCATCAATGCAGCAGGAACTTGGCAAGTCACTTGATGTGGCTCGTTCAGCGGTAATTATCAAGAAGGCTGAGTTTGCGTATGCTGCACTTGATACAACAAAGGATTCGGTAAAGATTCAGGGTACGAAGGATCTTATCAAGGCATATCAGGACGCATATGACCTGCTTAAGAATTCCCCATACGATCTAAGCCAGACTACTGAAGCGCTCAATGCGCTGCAGACTGTCAGCGACTATAAGGACCGACTTGATACGTTGGAGAAGAATGCTGCAATCAAGTACGCGCAGACCTACCTTAACTCTGGAGAGAATAAGGCTACTGAATACTGGACGGCGCTTGATGCCCTTGGCACAAAGTTCCTTGGAACTACAAAGCAATCATATGTAGCCAATGGAAATGTATGGGGTATTGCTGCAAATGGCGATGTCAATACCCTCTATGACTATGTTGATGCGCTTATTGCGCAGAATGGCGGAAGCACGCAGTTTGAGTTGAATGGAAAGACCTATACGCTTTCTCGCGATCAACTCTTTACCGAGTTCAGCAAAAGCGAAAAGATCTATTCTGATCTTAGCCACTTCTCTGCTGGCAATGACGCAGTTGGATCTGATACGCAGAACGCTTTGTCCAAGTTGCATGACAATCTTGCACTTATCGTACAGCGCGATGAGTTCAGCATTGAGGACAAGTACGATGCGCTGAAGAATACGCTCTCCAAGAAGATCCTTATGTCTGGCGCAGATCCATATTCAATCAAGCAGGCATATCAAGATTTCGGTAATGCGTTGCAAGATCTTGCTGGTAAGTACCGTGGCAATGTTCTGTTTGATGACATGATGAACGAGGGTGTCTACTACGCTACTGGTCAGTATCGCGGTTCTGAAAAGGATACATTCTATTCCGATCAAAGCGGCAACCAGACTGTATTCAATCAGAAGAGTGAGCGCGACTGGGTGGCAGAGACATATAGCACAGCAGTCGGCATCAATAAGTCTAGCCTTGAAACCTATATTGATGTATATGGAAACGTTGTATCTCGCGGCTTGGCTGGCGAGGCTGGCATGTCTATCCCAACTCAATACGGTGCTGTCACAGTCCCCGCATGGACTGCTACTGGTATCCGCATAAAGGATCAGATTACTGGTCAGAATAATGTCTATCAAATTATTACGATTCGCGACAAATTCAACAAAGACGTTGGTTTCCTTGCCGTGGTAAATGCTGGACGCGGAGATACGATTGTTGGCGGCAAGGTTATTGATGCAAAGTCTGGAAGCGTTCAGATGTTTAACTCTGCATCTCTAACTGAAATGCTTGCAAAGAATGGCATTACTCTTGATAATCTTGGAACAAAGATCACTGCGCTCGGCAAGGATATTTTCGTTACACTTAACGAAACACTTGCCGTTAAGACTGTTGGATCTGCAACTACGCTCACTGGGTTGCGAACTGGTACGTTCAATCTTCCGAAGGAGACTGGCATTAGCGCACTTGACAGCGCTGAGTCCGCAGGTGCAGTGGCTAAGTTCGTGAAGGAAATTGTTGACGCTGGCAGTCTCAAGGAATTCCAGATTGCGAATCCATTTGATTTCCGTGCTGGCGAGCGCAGTGACGCATCGCTTCGCGTTAAGGATGCCAATGGCAACTGGGTTGATGCTTCGCGTCTCTTTACGCCAGACATCGTTAATGCAATCATCTCCGAGAAGGAGAAGGAATTCTATCCTACGACGGATGGACCGACAACGATTCTTGGTGGTCGTGGGAATAGTCGTGGGACTGGTCGTCCATTCATGCCAGCAGGTGCTGCGACTCCAGTCAACAAGGCGCTTATGGCTGAGTACTCCACTGGTGGCGCTCCGCTTCCTGTCTCTCGCCCAGTTAACAAGAATATTACCCCTCTGGTCAAGACTGCTCCAGCGGTATCTCCGATCTCTTCGCAGAAGCCTCTTGCAGAAAATGCGGTCACTCCGCTGGTCAAGGCTAATATCCCAGCAGTCACGCCGCTCGTCCCAGCAGCAAGTACTGTATCGCCAGTAGCGGCTATTAGCCCAGCGCAGGCTTCGTCTCTCGCTACATTCCGCGCTGGCGAAAGGGCATCAGCATCAAGCGCGACACTTGGTGGATTCTTTAGGAACTCTCCATTTAAGATCGCACTGTAATGGCTATTGGAGTAAATCCCGATCCGTATACGCCAAGCGACTCGTCAACAGGTACTGGAACGTCTGGCTCTGCATACGAGAATCGTCGCATTGGAGTAAACCTACTTGGACAAGAGCCGCAGCAGGACTTTGGATTTGATCCAGCAAAGGCTGCACGAAGTGTAGTCGGTACTGCTGGCGACGTACTCTATAACACCATTGATGTTCCAAACCGATTTGTACAGATGGAAGTTGCCAAGGCACGTCTCAAGCACGCAATGGCATTTGGCGATGCACGAGTATCAGATAAGTACATCAATATGATTAGTGTTGATAACATGTCTATTGATCAGGTTGCGGAGGAGATGTACAAAGATGGCGTAGCCACAACTGGCGGTGTAGCCCACGACTTCCTTGTTTCCGTATTCCTTGATCCTATGAACCTTATCCTGCCAGCAGTTGGAAAGACGTATCAGACTGCACGCAGGTCATCTGGTCTCCTTGATGCCATGGGTCCAAGCACTCTTCGCGATATTACTGGTCGCGTTCAAGAGGCACGCACCCTTACTCCAGAGGAATCAAAGTTCATGGGCAGCCGAATGAACCGTGTCCTTGGAGAAACCTATGGAGCAATGAGCCGAAAACTTTCTGGGGCAAAGAAAGGATTTGCTCAGGCTCTGTTTGGCGTAGGGGCAAGCAAGATCATTCAGGTCCTTGGTCTTTATCACGTCAAGAACATTGCAGAGTTTGCCGATGCTGCTGGGCATGGTCAAGCATTTGATCGCGCGCTATCCAACGGCGCTCTTCACACCATGCGCGGTGCTGCTGCCAATCACATTGCAGAGCAGACAATCTCGCGCAACACGCAGGCTGTCGCTGCTCGCGTTGAGGCTGTCAACAAGGCTGCGTCGCTTGAAGATCCAGTCGCACGGGCTGAGTTCCTTGCAGCATCGCGATTGGATGAAACCACTGCGGCGCTCACTAATGATGAGATCATGCAAGAATTTGATGCGCTCTGGAAGGTCAAGCGCGATACGCCTGCTGGCGTTGACTGGGCTGGTCGCCAGATTACTCAGCGCACTGGAGAACTTGCGGCAAGCGAACTTGCTCGCATGGCTGGTGGCGATCAGAAGCGCCTGCTTAACCTGCTTGACGAAACCCTTGTTCGCCAAAGGAAGTCTACGGAGCGACATCTTGATAACATCTTTGCGCGAGAGACCGCAGACAATATGCTGATCGTTGATCAGGGCATGCCTGCTGTTGAGGCAGAACTTGCACGTCGTCTTGCTGGTGTTGTTGATGAGTCGCAAATCAAAGATCTTATTCGCGTCACGCTTGAGCAGACGGTGAATACTCCAAAGGATCAGCGCAAGGCGCTCATTGATCTACTCAACTCTGCTGGCATGGTTCACCTTGGGACTGCATCCGATGCGCTTGGCAGCAGCCTAAACTCGCTGCGCTCGCTCGTTCAGGATACGAAGTTCCTTGAGACGCTTGATCCAAAGATCCGACCAATCATCTCCAATCAACTTGGCAGACTCTCTATCATTGGTGCGCGAACGATGACTGACCTTGATCGCCGCACGATCCTCAAGGCACTTGAGGCAACGGATAGCCCAGAACAGAAGATCGCGATTGTCTCCGACGCTATCGCCAAATTTGACAACATGGGTGGCGAGTTCCAGGCGCTTCATGGAATTACGACTGTTGACGCTGGAACTGTTGAGGCATTTACCAAGACGCTCAATGAACTCTCCGATCTTCCAAAGCAGGTCCCAGTTGAGTGGACTAAGGCGCTGGATGGAGTTGGCGCATACAAGACCATCGTGTCTGAGGCAAAGCGCCTTGGATACAAGTTGATCCTTGAGCCAGAAGGCGTTGTATCTAAGCCAGGGTGGAGGGCAATTGACCGTGGCACGCGCACTGCGGTAAAGCCGCGCGTAAGCCTCTGGGTGCCGATCACTGGCGATGGTATGGACGTGATGTTTGGAACACGCAACCGCGTCGGGCAAGTCATTGACTTCGCTACCAAGAACCGATCAACGATCAAGATCATGCAGAACACTCTTGACCGAATGTACGAGTATGCCTCGCATGAGAAGATCGGAAGTTCTATTACACGCAACGTTCTGCGCGATCTGCATGCCACTATGATGGACTATGCGTTTGCATCCAAAGGTTCTCTCCGAACAGTAGCGCTCTCGCTTAGTGGCGAAGGCGATGCAGCCGTCAATGGCATCCTAGACGTTGTGCGCAACAAGGTCAAGTTGCGCGGCGAGGATTACCTGCAAGAGTTTGACCGCATGGTGCATCAGGGTGATCTTCAGAGCATGATGTTCTACTCTGCGATGGGAGACCTTGAGCATGTCGGTACGGCTCAGTATGCATCTGGATTCCTTAAGAATTGGATGCTGAGCAAGGGTGGGTTCCGTGGAAAGATGGGCGAAGCAATCACAAATTGGACCGACTTCTGGTATCCAAAGTTGAAGTTCTCTGGCAACCCGCTATTCTGGGGAATGGAAATCGTTGAGTCTAAGTTCTTCAACGCTCTTCGTGGTATCTATCCAGAGTGGCAACTTGGTAAGGGCATCAACGCACAGCGGTTTGGGTTCAAGCGCTTCTATGATGTCGTAGATCCGAACACTGGCAAGACGCTACGCCTTGATTCCGTCAAACTTATCTCAGAGAATGCTATTGCCAACCGACCAGAGTTGAAGTTTGCCCAAGAGATGGCAACGATAAACCAGTACTTTAACTACAAGACAACGGAGAAGTTGTTGAACTCTGGCGACATGGGCGAGGAAGTTGTTGCTGCAATCAACAAGCAGCGCGGTCTGTTCTCTGCTCGCTTCTTTGAGAGTGGCGCTGGAAAGACTGGGCGAATGAAGGCTGCGGATTTCTGGCGACTTACTACTGAGCAGAACCTCAACTCACTTGCTGAGAAGTTGCCAGCGCTTATGAGCGAGCATGCACCAGCGCAGTGGAACCTCTGGATGGAGGCTGCTGGCGGGGATGCTCGTGGCGCTTCGCTGCTATACCTCAATCAGATCTCAGAACTTCGCAGCAGCCGATCAGCCGTCTTGGGCTACCTTGATAAGAACCGCCCAATAGGGCTTGGATTTGGTCGTCAGTTTGACGATGACCCCATCAAAAACCTCCGTACAGCGGTAAAAGAAGCCCGTAGCGCGGTCAAGTCTTCGTCCCCTAGTAAAGCAGCCACTCAACTGGCAGATCGCCTCGTAGACGTGCGTTCGGGGGCGCAGGCAGTTGGCTACTCTGAGGAGACAATTGCAGCCCTAGACAAGGCTATTGAGTTGGCACGCTCTGTGCCACCTGGAGTGCAGGCTTCTCGCAAGATCTTCAATGATATTGATCAGGCTGTCGGCATTATTGGCGACTCGCTCGTCAAGGAATTTGAGACGGCGGTTGCGCGCAAGAACTTTGTGAAGGAAGCGCTCATGGCTGACGGTATCCCGCAGAACGTTGCGACTGAGATGTCCAAGTTGTTTGTTGTCGCTGCTCGTCGCGGAGAGATCAACCCAGAACTTATCCTTGCCATTGAGAAGTCATTCGGCGGCGGGACAAAACTTGCCAAAGAACAGGTTGTTGCGCTGGCAGATAACCTTCAGGCAATCCGCGAAGTGCGCACTGGCGAAGAGACTGTCATCAATACCGTCATGGATGGCATTGAGAATCAGATTCGTCATGAGTCGCAACTTGTGCACTTCTACAATACTGAGCGAAGTTTTGCCGAGCGCTCATTGAACCACGTAGTCTTTGCCCTATACCCAACGTCCTACATGTTCAGCAAGGTGCTACCAGAGTACATGCGCCTGCTGTTTGCAACGCGCACGAAGTCTATTGCTGGTCTGGTGCTTAATCCATATGACATGATCTTGAAATTCGCATCTGGCGGGAAGTTCAGCCTGAAATCTTGGACTGACTTTGCGCCACTCGTTGGATTCAATGCAGCGTACAAGACCCGACAGATGCTCATCAACGAGATGAGTCAGGTGCAGGATCCATCGCAATATAACCCGCTGATGTTCTTCCTCACGAACACGCTTATCCCTGGCTTGCCAACTGATATCACTGTGAGCGCAAGCCCCATCGCCACTACCGCTGTTGAGGCTGGTATGAAGCAGGCTGATCAGGGCGGCAGCGCTATGGATATTGGTGGCGCTGTTGCGAAGGCTGGACTTTATCAAGCAACCGCTGTTGGTCAGCGTGCAGTTGGTGTTGTTCAATTGGGCAAGACTGCATCATCAATTATTGGTCAAACTGGAAAGGCTGTCAGCGAGGCTGGCGGTCCTGTTGAATTCATTCAAGGTATCGTAAGTGATACACTTGATAGCATCGGGAAGGTCGTCTTCAATAAGTGAAGATGATATAATGTATAGGAGAAAATAGAATGGCTGAAACTGAAGTCGTGGCTAAGCCCGCTACTGAGTCGCCTGCTCCAGTGGAGGCAGCACCTGCTGCTCCCGCCGAAGCGACCACTCAGGACGAGAACGATGTCACCACTTGGAAGAAGCGGCTCGCTGGGAAAGATCAAGCGCTTACTAGTGCTAAGGCAGAACTTGAGTCTATCCGCAAGGAGGCTGAGGATCTGAAGCGCTGGAAGGCAGAAACTGAGAATGCGAATTTGTCCGAATTCCAAAAGGCTCAGAATCGCCTCGCGGCTCTTGAACAGGAACTTAATGAGGCAAAGGAAATCGCTCGCAATGAGCGATTGAAGAGTGCCTACCCGAACTACGCTCAGTTCTTGTCTGATACTGCAGGTCTTTCGGACGATGCGCGTGCGCAGGCGTTTGAAAAGTACATGGCAAATCTCAGGCAGGAGCAGGCTAAGGAGGGAGCGGACGTATTTATTGAACCGAACAATCCGCGCAAGGGCGGTACAACGGGGCAGGGCAAGCGCTCTGTCAACGATATCGTCACTGATATGGAGAAACTCGGTAATCCGTTCTCGGAAATTTAGGAGATAAACTATGGCTACTACTAGCACTTCAACGGCTGGTTTTTCTGATCTCGTTCAGGAACTAGTCCTCGCGAAGGCGCAGGAGGAACTGCGTGGTCGTCTCGTTCACGTTATGCCTGGGCACTTTGTGCCTGGTCGCTTCGTGAAGGGCACGAACACCATCCGCTTCGCCCGATATGCTGACCTTGGCGCTGACACCACCCCGCTTGTGGAAGGCGTTGCTCCAGAGGATCAGTCGCTTTCAATTGGCTCGGACTACTTCACTGCTACGCAGTATGGTAGGACGATTGCCATCACGGATCTTGCTCAGTTGGATTCACCCCACGACCTGATCTCCATCGCCTCGGAGCGCATTGCGCGTCAGGCTGCGGAGACCATGGATCTCGTGGTTAAGGATGTCCTTGCTTCGGGCACGAACGTGAAGTACGCTGGCGATGCTACTTCCCGCGTGGAAGTTGCGCAGACCGACGTTATCACTGGCTCCCTCGTGAAGAAGATGGCTGCGAGCCTGAAGGCGGCGAACGTTCCTGCGTTCCCCGATGGCTTCTATCGCTGCATCATTCACCCGTATCAGGAGTATGACCTCATCAGCGACACGACGGCGAACGGCTGGATTGAGTCCACGAAGTATGTGGACAATCTCCCGCTGCTCAACGGCGAGATCGGGCGCTTTGCTGGCGTTCGCTTCCTCGTCTCGTCCAACGCAAAGGTCTGGGAGGAGTCGGGGGCTGACGACGCTAACGTCTACAGCGCTCACTTCTTCGGTCCTGACTCGTACACGGTTGGCGATTCGCAGACCCTTCAGGCGTACTTCGTGTCGCCTGGTGGCGATCATACCGATCCTCTTGCTCAGCGCGCAATCGCTGGCTACAAGATGCGCTTCGGTGCGAAGTTGCTTGATCTCACTGGCTCACGCTATGTGCGCCTTGAGACTGGCGCGACGCTCGCTGGCGCTTAGTCAGTAATGTAGGCGGGGGCGGGCTGGCGGGTCCGCCCCCACTACTAAAGGAGATAGCATGGCAAATGACACACGACTAACAATCAGGACTGAGATCCGCAGGGACCTGCGCGATCCAGATGGCAAGACATGGAGCAATGACGAGATCAACGATCTCATCAATGCTGGCATTGATGCCATCTCCGACCTCTCGCCAATTGAGGACACCGATACTTTCACGGCTATTTTCCCATACAGCGCTGGTTCCAATTTCGGCAAGGCGCTGGAGTTTACCCCAAGCAAGACATTCAAGAATATCTTCCGCGTTGATGTCTACGATGGATCAAGCCGATTCTATGAAACGATCCCTGTGTCCACTGGCGGCGAATCAGATAATGGCTGGCAGTTCTGGGGCGGCAAGGTCATTATGCCTACGTACTACTCATACCCAACCACTATCGTTGGCAGCGCTGAGCAGGTGACGCTCAAGATCTGGGGTTACCGACGGCACACGCTCTTCACCAATGACAACACGGCATCGGATCTTACCGATGCAGAGAAGAATGCTGTGCGGATCTACGCTCAGGCAGAGGCGCTGCAGCGACTCATGATTGACCGCGCAGACTTCCAGCAGTGGCAGATCGCCTCTGGTGCAAGCGACATTACGATTAGCGAACTCTCTGTCCTTGCCTCTTCAGCGCGTACGCGATGGAGGGCTGAGGCTCAGCGCATTCGCAAGATGCGGCAGATTGCATGATTGACCTAACGTCGTCAGTCCTTTTTGAGCAGCCCAATGGACTGTTCCTTGATATCAACACAATCAAGGATGTGACGTTCGTTCCGACGCAGCCGATCTCTGGCTATCGCGTCAAGTCAGTTTCTTTCGGTCCAGCCAACCCAATCGGCTACGAAGATCCACGCGCTACTCGCGATGGCATTGACGTTGCCGATGCCTATATCGGTCGTCGCCTGCTTGAAGTGCGTGTAGATATCTATGGCTCAACGCGACAAGATCTTGCTGGGAAGATCAATGACATCGTGAAGATGATGCGCTTTGTGCCGAAGAAGTTTCAGGCTACTGATGGATTCAGGCGACTTAAGTTCAATATCCTGACAAGCGATCTGTCCAACTTCCCGACTGGAAAGATCTCATCCTACTCGCTTGTGCGCCCAGCGCAGATGCCGCAGACCACCACCGACCCATCGCTCTTTGCTGGCAACGATGCGTCTGGATATAGTACTGGAATTGTCCTTGCCTTTGTCATGAAATCCCCATATAAGTTCTCAGACACGTTGAAGACTGCATCGGTAGGAATTACTGGAACTGCTGCCAACCTGCACAACCACGGTAGCGCACCAGCGTACGCGGAACTTCTCATTGAGAAGACCTACGGCGTAACACCAGCAACAAACTCTGGCGTTGTGAAGTTTGTCATTACGCTGAACGGAACTCCGCTTACCATCTCGCTTCCTGCTGGAAAGATCGGGGATGACGCGACAAAGAAGTATCGTATTCTCATTAACTACGATGATCAGGTCGTTTATGACTCCACGCTCTTAAAGTCTACGTCGGCTGTAACTAATAGCCTGAACATGACGTATATCATCATCAACTCTGGTGCGCTCTTTGGACTCATTGACCCAGACGATGATCAGACAAATAACACGCCATCAACTATCTCTATCCTTGCATACGATGGATCTAATGTTGCAATCACTACTGGCTACAGCGCTACGATCTCGTGGCGGGAGGCTTGGTATTAATGGCGACTCTTACCCTTACTAGCAACGCTTATTATCCATATCACGAGTCACGTGGAACTACAACTGGAACATTCACTGATGATTACTTTTCTGGAGGAACGGATGTACCATCTTGGCAACCAGTAGGATGGAGCGAGGGAACGCTCAATAAGTGTCGCTTTGGTGTTGAGTTTAATGTAAGCGGCGTAAACTGGTCTACAATTACAAACATCACTGCCGCCACGCTTAAGGTGACATATTATGTCCCGTCCCCACAGCAGTGGGTAAATACACCTACAACCATTTCCCGAACTGTAAATTTCCGACGCGCTACTTCTAGCATTGCGAGTAGCGCATGGGCTTCTTCAAATAACTCTACTGCCACTGGCGCAGCAACTCTCGCAATTAGCGGATCAAAGAGCAGCGGCACAGATTTGTCCACTAGCATCTTGACAATCGTCAACGCATGGAAGTCTGCAAACGCAACGTACTGCGCTCTATCCGCACGAATGTCCAATGACTCAAGCGACCAGTACGCCCCAGCGACAGTAACTTCTGGCAGCAATACGCAGTACGCTGCTGGATTCTACCGACAGATGACTATTGATATTACCTACACAATTGCACCAGCAACTCCGTCAGCGCAGGTACAGGGCGATAATACGGCTGATTGCACAACTGTAGGAAGCACATCAGCAATCAAGACATTTGATGCTGGCGTATCATCCACTGGTGATATGAGATTTAGTTTCATTGATGCCAATGAGGTAGACGGAGACTACTGTTCTCAATACACTATTGAGATCTATTCTAACTCTGCATATAGCGGATCTGCGTTGTTTACAGATACTATCGTTCCAAGTGGAAGTCCGCAAGGAATAATTACTTATACGTTAAACTTCTCTAAGATTCCAAAAGATACCGATCTTTTCTGGAGAGTCAAGGTTGCTGATACAAATCCTGGATCATATGGTTCGTTCACCAATCTTACGCGTGGCTCAGGATCAAGTCAAGTAATCTCAAAGTTCCGCGTCAATGCTGGAGATGCTACCCCCCCTCCTTCTGGTGGCGGCGGTGGCAATCCTAACTACGCCAGTGTCACGACATTTGCTCGCAACAAATTTAGGGTAGAGTTTTACCAGATCGCAGACACGATTACTGCTGGGCTAGAACTGAGCAATGCAGATGCCAATCCAAACATCTCCCCTTCGTTCAATCCCACCCCGAAGAAGGATGCTGCTGGCAATTGGCTGGCAAGTGCCATTGTCCACGATGCCAAGAAAATCGGGGTATCCCATACCGTTAACGATGCTGGAGAGTTCTTCCTCACGCTGGCATCTAACCACCCGCAAATTGGCGCAATTGTGCCTCTACGGACATTCTGGAGGGCATGCCGATGGGACGAGAACGCCGCACTGTTCCGCGTAATTGGCGAAGGGTTGGTGACTGAGACGGTCAGCAGCCCGAACGAAGTCATCATCTATGGCATTGATAAGTTGGGAATGCTTGATCGCCTCAATGTTCCGATTGACAAGACCGTCTTGTACGGTGCATACTATACCTATCAAAATTTCCGACTTGATCAAATTCACGATGATCTTCTTCCTGCTGCTGGCAATATAGAAAACACTAACACGAAAACTATTTCAAAAGTAGGATGCGTCGCAGATAGCGGTGGATCTATTGTTACGATTACTACGTCTGCTGCGCATGGCTATACGTCAGGAGATCCAGTTGAAGTAAGTGGACTGACTGGGGCTAACGTTTCACTTAATGGAACACATATCGTAAAAACGACTGCGACTACCACTACCTTTACGTATACTATCCCATCCAAAAACACTAACATAACAGAGGCTTCAGCATCTGGTACAGTTGTTGTCAAGAAGTACACGCGCCATATGTTTGAACCATTCCAAGGAGTGCGCAAGATCTACGCTGGATCTACAGACGTAAGCAACTCTCCATCCTCGTCAACCTATCGTACTGTTACTGAAACCCACAGTATCATGTGTGATGGAGACTCGTATCTGAAGACACTTGCGCAGTTCGCAGACATCCTCATGGCTGGAACAACCGATGTAGTCATCATTGAAAATCCAAACATTGGATTGCCTGCTGCAAATCCAAATGATCTTTACCTTGGCATCCAATACCGACATCTTAAAGCGGCAGACGTACCAAACCCAAAGTTCTGGATGAAGTATGGAGCAAGTGTTAAGAACTTCAAGCACGAACCATTCCAATCAAAGATTGCAAGTCGGGCATCAATAATGAACTATAACTATGATAATGGCGGATCATCAACTTCAACGTTTGGCGTAAAGAGTACACTTAATACTGTAATCTACGATAACTACGGACTCATTGAGGTGTTTGAGAAGATTGATGATGAGCGAAATGACATTGAGTTCGCTGCAAATCTGTTGTATAATAGGTATCCTAATCAGGTTCTGGAGTTTAACCTTGATGTGTATTACTCACAGATCACTCCGTTCATCGGATATGCTGTTGGTGACAGTATCCAAGTTTATCTTGAGAGGCGCAATGTCTCAGTCAATGATAAGTTCTCGCTCACTAAGCAGGAGTGGATTGGAAACGAGGATGGATCGGAAGCGATCTCCTTCTTCTTCTCGCCGCAACAGCGCGCAACCTTCAAGACTGCAAGCGCATGACGACCTCTAACTACAACACTTTGATGGAGGCTATCATGGACCTTCGCTCTGAACTGCGTCAGGATATAAGGGATATGGTTGAGCGTCTTGAAAAGATTGATGAGCGCTTACGCGCCGTAGAACTTACACAGGCTGTAGCACGGGAGATCAAGATTGAAGCGGAACTCTCCAACAAGTGGAAGGCTGGCATTGCAACCAGCATTGCAGCGGCGCTTGCCGCGCTCCTACAAGCGCTTACGCAAACAGGAAAGTAAAGAGGCAATCTTCCGATACATTGATTGGCAGCGCGGCTATGTCCAGCGCTGCGACAACGCATACAAATCCTTTGACGCGATCCTCATTTCCTTTGAGGAAATGTAGGAGCCGTCAGGGGAGGACGTACCCTGACGGCTCAGTTAGCGCGAAGTATAGCAGGTTACTTCGCGAATTCCTTCCTAACGCTATTCTCAATGAGAATATCAAGTTCCTGCGGGCTGATCTTTAGCCCTCGCTCCTGCAATGTCTGCGTCACAGCGGTGAGTACCATTGTCTTCTTGCGCTCGCCTTCCCCAGTGCCAGCGTACTGCTCAGCAGCGCCGACAGCGGTTCGGACGATAGCCTCAATGAACTCGTACTGAGCGCTGGTCAGGCGTGCCTTCAGCCATGCATTCGTATTGCGCACGACCAGCAGCACGAAGGCTGAGATCAGCGACACGAGCACTGGCAGGACAACCTGCACCAGAGTCTGATTGATTGTTTCGTTCATCATCCACCCCTATGAATGTTGCGGACGAGCCGCTTCAACTTTCCATACACGTCACGCGTGACATACACGTCAGCGATATTGTGTTCAATAATACTCTCGTAGGCTTCCTTGTCCCCATGGTCAGCCTTGTCCCAGATGCGTGGATCAAGTGGTGTCTTCTTGTTCTCAACGCCGAAGTACTTGGACACATTGTCCAACGACTTGCGACCAATGCGAACAGCAGAACCAGTTGCCTTGTACATCAAGTCAATATGCATGAGCGGATCGCACGGCTCCTGCCCAGATGCGAGGAGTCGGGCATTGATGATCGGCAAGTCAAACAACTTGCTGTTCCATCCGACGATGATGTCGTATCCCTCAAGACTTTCCTTGACTGCCTTCACCAATACCGAGTCGTCTGTCCACGATTCGCCAGCGTAGCGCGGATCATCTAGGCGGAAGACTTCAAGATTGCCAAAGCCATCTACGATACACACAGAGAGGATACGACTCCATGCAGAGTACGTCGTCTCAATATCATAGAATGCAATCGTTGGTCCAGTGTATCCCTTCGGGGACTTGCTTGCCGACATAGACTTCGGCAACTTCGGTGCGGTGACGGCGCTTCCGTCATCATCAAGATATCGCTTGTATACCTTTTGAACTGCGTCCTTGCTCATCCCGACAACCTTGCCGATCTGAGTGTAGGATTTTCCTTCCTCTTTCATGGCAATGATTTGCCTAGTCAATGCGTTTGACATTCAGTTCCTCCCTTGCGATTTCGTCTCTCAGGACATCCATCGCTATCTCTACCCCAAGTGTTACCGCGCTCACTATCTCGTGAGGCAGAGCACCTGAGTGTAGCATGCGGACAATCGTCTTCCTATAGTGGGGATCTGACGGTCGCCCTACCATTGCTACAAGGTGAGCGACCGCCTTCTCAGCGGCGCTCGTCCTCACGAGCAATGCTCTTCTGCTGCGACCACCCATTTGGATAGCGCTGCTTCAACTTAACCATGTTCTTGCGAATGACTTCCTCAAGTGTGGTTCCAGTGGCGTTGCACAACTCAGCGACATACCATAAGACATCGCCCAGTTCTTTGTGGAGCGCTTCGGTGTCGGTTCCGTGCCCATGGAAGATTCCCTTCTTGATGAGTTCGGATGCCTCTCCCGCTTCTCCAACAAGTCCCAGACCCGCAGCCGCAAGTCGTCCTTCGTCACGAGTCAACTCCTTATATGCTCCGCTGGTAGTGCCAACGAACTTCTGGTATTCCCCAATCATCGCTTGGTCTCTACTGCTACGTAGTACACCACCAGTGCCGATCCAAATATATTGATCGGAACTGGACAAGTACCGATGATTCCTGCAATAGTGACCAGCAGGAGCGTGCGGCGTGAGGATGAACCTTTGGATACAATCGTCTTCACGATCTTCTGGATCGGATTCGGATCGCGTTCTATGCTGTCTGGATTCGTAGCCATTATGGATACCTGACCTTTCCGAGTGTGACCTCTGTCGCCTGAAGAGCCTGCTGAACAATCTCATGCTCAATGTCCTTTGTGTAGTCTGGTGCTTCCTTAAGACCACGAGCCTCACGAATGATAGCCACGTGGAATGTGAATGCCTTAAGCCAATCAACTGTTACCTCTTGGATATCAGTCCTCTTTAGTGGCATCTAGATACCTCTCTTTGAATTCATAGAAATCCATGACGATGACAACGCGTCGCTTTGATCCAGCGCCTGGAGCATCGCCAACGATTAGTGCCTTCGTCTGGTCTGCTTTGGCTGGTACGGATGAGAGCCAGTCCCATAATCGTTCTGGGAACATTTTCCCGCACTTTGTCTGTGCTACGAGATTGGTGCTGGCTACATCATCCTTACCGCCATACATGCCCGTCCTACGACCGCCGATTGCTTTCGCAATCTCGCGCTCAAAAGATATCCCTCTTGCGCGATTCAGTCGCCCCTTACGAGCATCCACCCCTATCCTCGCAATCCTGAGAGTGCCGCGTACCCAATTGTAAGTCCGAGGATTCCAGCAACCCCTGCCACTGTAGGTGGCGCAGGAACTGGAACTCCTAGCACTGCGAAGATTACTCCAACAACAGAACCAACGCCTAATGCGAAGAGTGTCTCAACCATTGATGGTTGCCTTCGCATGATAGAGCAGCGGCGAAACCTCGTTCGCAGTAAAGTCTGCGTAGGTTTTGCCATTCACCTCACGGCTGCCGCCCTGTCGCCACTTGCCCACAAGATGAGCATGCGGTCGTGGGTCACGAGTCTCAGCCGACGTGACCTTGGCATAGATCTTTTCCACATGTGCCATCAGCCCTTCATCAAAGACGCTGACATTCACATAGACATAGCGCTCTGGTGCGGTGCCGTTCTTGCCAGCGCCGATCCATGCGTCATATGCCTCACTCTGCCATGAGCCATAGAACTCCATGACATTCGTGCCATTCTTCGTAACCTTGCGGGTCGGAGCCTTCTTGTCCGACAGCCAGATATCAATACGATCCATTAGCGTCCTCCCTTCTTCTTACCAGTCTTCTTCCTCAACTTACTAATAGACTTTCCAGCAGCGCTGAGAGCCATAGCAATTGCCTGCTTCTGCGGATGACCACGTTGCATCTCACGCTTGATGTTGAACGAGATGGTCTTCTTAGAAGACCCTTTCTTCATTGGCATATGTCCTCCTAGAAATCAATGTCGCTGGCATCAATCTTCTTGGTTGATGCAGCCTTCGCTGGTGCTGGGTCGTTGAAGATTTTCTTCGCTGCGTCAACGACACGATCACTACTACCCTCATTCTCTGGGTCATCACCTGTTGGAATCAGGAAGCCCATGAGAAGTCCATACTTGAGAGCGCCAGTCTGTGCCTTGTACACACCCTTGTCGGTGCTATCAGAGCCAGATCCTACGGACTGGAACTCAACGAATTCCCCGCTCTCGCTGTCCGTAATACGCCATGTCACACGCAGCGTGACCAGCGATTGCTTGCCACTGATTGTCTGCGTGGATTCCAGCACGTCAACATTTGCTGGCACGATAGAGAGTCCCCTCTTAGAGAGTTCCTCTCGCACCCTGTCTGCAACCTGTGCAGCCATGACGTACTTGTATCCCTGAGATGCATTCGTGCCTGACTTCTCAATGTAGCCAACAGCCGTAAGCACTTCAGAAAGTTTCTTGTGAATGGAACTACTAGCCATTCGTCCTCTCCTCTCCAAGGCACACTGCCTTGAACTTGCAGTACCCACATGGGTACTTCCTATCATACGCACCTGGAAGGCGGGGGGGAATCCTGTCATCCTCCTTGAAGCGCTTCGCTACTTTTAGCACGCGCCATGCCCTCTCGTACCATTCTTCCCCAATAGGGAATTCTCTGGTCTCTAGGTCGTCTGCTGCAAAGTATACCACACGTGCAGGTACCCTGATGGGGGACACTGACTGAATGGTATACACGATGCTGTATAGCGCAGCCTGAATCGCATGCTCAGGCTTCACGTCCTTGAGGAATCCAAGCGCACGCTGACGCACACTCTTGTACTCAAGGATCTCTAAATACCCTCCATTCTTCCACGTGACAACTGCATCAATGTTGCCAGCGAAGTTATAGAGCGGATACTCAATTGGCACCTCAGTCTGAAACGATGTGAATGCATCGGAATCAGAGAGCAACTTGTTCACTGTATCCGATACGATATGCCCTCGCTCAAAGAGCCTGAGTGTGCCGTCATCAAATGCCTGCCCTTCAACACCAGTGCTGTCGTACCAGTGTGCGCGCAGACATCCTCCCATCAATGAGCCACGCCAGAATGCTTTGCTTGGTCTTCCGACCTTCTGCTTGGCACGTAGCGCAGCATTCATTGCATCCTCTACGCGATTCATGCAGCCTCCCTGAATGATGTCGTTGCACGACGGAACAGCAGCGAGAAGTCCCCGATGGGACCATTGCGATGCTTCGCCACCCTGAAGTTCACGGTGTCAAAGTATGACTCTTCCTCTGCCTGCTTCGGTCGCCAGAGCATGAGCACCACGTCTGCGTCCTGCTCAATAGAGCCAGAGTCACGAAGATCCGAGAGGCGCGGTTCGCCGCCCTCACGATACTCCGATTGCCTGCTCAACTGAGAAAGCGCAATGAGTGGCACATCAAACTCACGTGCAACTGCCTTCAAGTTCCTACTGATCTCCGATGTTTCCATGACACGATTGGCATCATGCGACTGCCTTGTGGACTGGAGCAACTGGAGATAGTCAACAACAACCATGTCCAAGCCACGCTCTTTGCGGAGTCGTCGGCATCGGGCACGAATGTCCAATGGTGTGATAGACGCTGAGTCATCAATCCAGATCTTCGCTGCGCGAATCCTATCGGCAGCCTCATTCAACTTAGCGCCTTCCTCAATGGTAAGGTTGCCTTCCCTAATCTTTTTGATATCAATCTTAGATTGATCGGCAAGCATGCGCGCAGTGATCTGTTCGCCAGACATTTCCAGCGAGAAGATTGCCACGCTCTTGCCCTGTCGGATCGCTGCCTCAGTCGCAAGGTTCACGGCGAGAGCCGTCTTCCCCACGCTTGGGCGAGCGGCGACGATGATCAGGTCGGAGTTCTGCCATCCCGAAGTTAGGTCATCAAGAGGCTTGATGCCAGACATGATACCGCCCTGCCGCTTAGCAGTCAGCGTTGAGTTCACCAACTCAGTCATGCTGTCAAAGGTATTCGTTGATCGTGCAGATCGGATCCGCATGACCGTCGCCTCAACAGCATTGAGTGCCTCGTCTGCGTTCATACCTTGATATCCGATCTCCGCTACCTTGGCAGCCGTCGTGATGATCGTACGATTCATTGACGCTTCGTCAATCATGCGCACATAACTCTCAACGTTTGCCGAGTGCGGAGTTCGCGAGATGATATCGCTCAGCGTGGACGCATAGCCATCGCCAAGTTCGTCATTGAGCGTGACGATATCAATGGCAGATCCCTTCTTGTGTAGATCCTCAATCGCCTTCCAGATCTTTGCGTACTCAGGCTTGCCGAAGTCATGGTGTGAGATCATAGACAGACAGAGATCAACACACTCTGAGTCAATGAGAACACAACCAATGACAGACTCTTCAGCCTGTTCTGCTTTAGGTAGATTCTTATTCATACGTCCTCTCTAGTTTATATATAACTAATAAGTATAAGATAGTATAAGGGATCTATTATACCACAAACTTATACTCCACATTCCTGCTCAAAGAGTTTGCCTTCCACCTTTGCTCCCTCTGGATTTCCCAGATAATCAAATGTTACGGTGCCCCACTGCTTGCAGGTATCGCAGTACATGGCACAGCAACATTCATCGTCCCAAATAATTTCTGGTTCATGCTTGGCACGCGTTGCCTTCTCGTATGATTGCACAGCATTGTCAACAAGTCCAGTGCTGGCAAAGTGTGGCGCTGCATGGATAGGACTCCACTTCTTCCTACGAATGCGTGCCTTATCCCCAGCCTTCTTGTCTTCCTTGTCTGTTGCCCGAAGTTCATTGATGAGATAGTCGTACTGATATGCAAGCGTGTCGCATGCACACTCACTGTCGCCCTGCCCATGCACTGAGCAATCGGCAACAGCGACGGCGAATATCTCAGCGGTCTTCGCTACCTTCGCCTTCAGCGACTTGCGTAGGCTCGTCGTCTTCAACTTCTACCTCCTGCACTTGGTCAAGGTAACTCCCTCGCAGCCAATCAAGAGAGTAGAATTCAAACTCAGCGCCTTCCACAATAAAGGATTCGTCTTGCCAATCTTCCATTAGCGCAATGACTACATCCTTCGCTGCCATCTGCGCATCAGTTTCCATATCGGATTCATAGAGAAACGATAGCAATACAGGTACGTATGCAACGCCCTTCTTCTTAGTCGGCATCAATCATTATCCTTCCGCCTTCATTCCATTCGTCGTCTGCCGTAATCGTGGCATAGACTCGCTTGCCTTCACGTTCAAGTATCAGGATAGGGAATGCCTGTCCCCACCCTTTTGTAATGTTGTCATCAACTACGCCGCCGACGACAGTCCACCCAATCAAGGGCTTGATCATCTCGTCATTGATATACTTCAACTCCAACTTATCCATAGATCACCTCTCCGAATACTGCATACTGCACAATGACATCGCATGACGTGGCATCAAAGTCCATCTCAACGTCGCCTTCTCCGCGATTGCTTACACCATGAATTAGGTGAGGCATATTCTCAATGAGAGCAATGACACCCTTCTCTAAGTTATGCCTAGTCAAGGGAATCCACGTGTTACTGAATCGTTCTGGCTCTACTTGATCTGCATCTTCCCTGATTTGCACGAACACATAATCGTCAGGCAAATCCTTGATGCGATCACCGTCGTACCATTCCTGCCAATTGTATTCCTGCACCTCTGCCCAATAGTTTGTGCCACCCTCAACTGCGCAATGCACAATATCAGCAGCGTCCTCATTTGTCAAACTAACTCCCAAGATTTTCATAGTTGTCCTCCATGCTATCGCTTGCATCAAACCTGCAGTCGT